TACCGCTCGTATCTTGCGATACGTTGTCCGACCAATCATATTCATTAAAACGGCTACGCATATTCTTGTCAATGTACTGAAAGTACTGATCTGAATTAGGCGAAAGACCGTTATCTTTTATGGCTTCTTCATGAAGCGCATAAGCGTATGCTGTCATACCCTTATGACCTTCATCGCCAAACCATGAATTTTTTTCTCCCCATTCCTTTGCCCTCGGCTCTGGTTCCGGGACTTGCTGGGCGGCAGACTGCTGATAAGCCGCCTGCTGCTGATAAGCCACTTGCTGCTGATAAGCGGCCTGTTGTTCCGGTGTTAACTGCGGCGGCAAATTATTTTCATATCGCTGCGCTTCCTTTAATTCAGACTGAGCCTGAATCATGCTCTCCTGAGAAGTAACAATCGCATCTGTATTGCCTTCTTCATGCGCTTTGCGATACTCAGCTTTAGCTTTATCTGCCGCTAACTGTGCTTTTGCCTTAACCTGAGAGGCCAGCACTGTCTCACCACGATTTATCAAAGACTCGTATTCTCTGTTCTTCGCGCTAAGATTCTGGTTTTGCTGGTTTAGCTGTTGAGCCGCCTTAACTGCTTCATCGGCAAGACGCTCTGCCTTTCTTCTCTCGAAAGTGGCTTTGTCCAAACGCTTTCTGACACTGGCGCTATATTGATCCAGTTCTTCATCGCCTGTTGGTTCTTCTGCCGCTTTCTTGGAAGGTGGCTTGTCGTCAATGATTTCCAAATCCAGATCGGGCTGTTCAGCATCAGCCTCCTGTTGACCGGACTTCTTGGCAATTTGCGTCTTGACACCGAAGAACCTGTCCTCGGCTGACGTAGGTGCAGTAGTGGATTCTGCCTGTTCCACACTGTTTTCTGTTGCTTCGCTCATACCTTTACGATACCCCGTGGGTCTTCGACCACAGCTTCAACACTGTCGTCATTGATTAAACGGAACTCTTTCCCATGAACCATAAATCGTGTGCCGGTATAAGAGCGCATCACGATCCAGTCCCCTTTCTTGCAAAACGGGCCTGTTGGAAAACGACCCGGATTGGCGTATGCGTCCGGGCCCATGTCCAGAACAAAGCCAACAATACTGCCAACTTCTTCGGCATGTATGGTCTGACTTGCTTTAATAATTCCGCCATCCGTTTTCTCATCAGGTTCTGGTAGAGCAATCAGTATCTTGTAGCCTTTCGGCTTCGGCATCTGACTTGCTTTGCGAGCTTCTGATTCGTCGATCTTTATTTCTGCGACCTTCTCCTCAGTCTCGTTTACTTCTGCTGCTGCTAATGAACTTGCCATTAGTTATCTTCCTGCACTGGAAATGGGTGTCCAGAGTCACCTGCGCTGCCTTATGCAGCGTTGTTATGCTTCCTCGATCTTCTTTTTAAGATCAAGCAATTCTCTTTCTGCTACTGCAAGCCCTTCTATGACCCCGCAACAGCGCGTGTATTCTGAAAAATCTTTGCAACCACCCGTACTCAGGTGATCGCTCATTTCATTCATCATCCCACGGTACTTATCCCTTAAAAGGTCTAACTCATCCATCTGAGTTCTTGTCGCCCATTAAGTCTTTAGCTATTTCTTTTCCTAATTTAGCACCTTCAAGCTGTTCTTTACTAGCAATTCTTTTAGATTCAAGCTGTTCTCGACTATTGTCGGCTGCAATCCTGGCTCCAAGTTTCGCCTGTTCAAGACTTGCCTGCTGCGACAATTTCTCTCTTTCAAGAGATGATTTATCAGCCGCTTTCTGCAAATCAGCCTGAATCTTGGCCATGTCTGTTTGCGCTTTCGCCTGCGCCTGGGCCTGCTTGATCTGCAATTCCTGCTGCTGCATCTGGATAATCGGGTCTTCTGCCTGTTCAGCCATCTTCTGCGCTTCAGCTTCACGCTTGTCTTTGCCGGTAAGCTGCGCTGCTGCTGGCGCAACGAGCCTTGAAAGCCTGAGTTCGATATCTTCAGGCAAAGGCTCATCAGGACCGGGAAGCGGAACACCAAGCTCTTCTTCGATTTTTCTCCTGTAGGCAAACGCAACATGCTCTGAGATATGCGCTGCCATCGCCGCTTCAGAGGCTTTAGCCGTGGGGCTTTGGGACATGATTTCCATGACCTTCGGGTCCTGGATCAGAGAAACGTGGGTCTGAATATGGGCCTCGTGATCCTGGTAGATAAACGCCTTGACCGGCTCGCCATTGATAATGTTCATGTTTTCGCTGACCGGATCGGCAATTTCCACCTCGTCCTCAAGCGGAACAATCTTGTCTGCATCACGAATACCAAGAACTTCCAGCATTTGCCTGTGAAGTAACGGCATATCGTACATTTGCGGTGCCTGGGCAGCTAATTGTAACGCCGCCTGGTACTGCATAATCCGCTGTGCCATCGTACCTGCGTTGGGATCGCTGACCGGGACGATATCCACGCGGTCATCGAAGTCTTCCTGGGTCAGTTCACCATCAGCAGCATCATAGGGATACTCCGATGGGCCGAAATCACGCACTATTCCTGAAAGAATCCGCAATTCCTTGCGCATCGAGGCATGAAGTCGTGCCTGGACTGCGCTCATCACCTTCATTGAGCGTTCCAGGATCGCCAGTGTTGTACCAACCGGCGCTTCGGCGTTCATATCGGCGGCTTTTACGTCGCCCGCAGAGGCAAATCGCCTGCCTTCGGTGACAATATCGCCTAAAAGCTGGTAAAGGACGTTGGAAGGCTCTTTGTAGGGCAAAAACGTGATGTTGTCGCGAATTGCGCCGCCCGGAACGTCCACATCGCGGAATTCACCCGGCATAATCGGCGTGTCATCGCCTTTTATGCGTAATCCACGGGATTTTAAGCCACCGGGCAGGTTGGAAAGTGTTCCTGCGTCCACCAACTGGCGTAAAACGCTGGTCGCGGACTTCGCCAGCCCCCCAATCATGTGAATCAGGCCGAATCCGTAGAACCCGAGGCCCGGAAGGTACTGATAATGGACAAAATGCTCCCGCTTCATCTTCACCGGGTCGTTTTCATACCAGTTTCTGCGGATCGAAAGCACGTTTCGGCTGGATTTGTCGATACTGACCACATACGGCAGGGCAATCCCTGTCGGTTCACCGTTCTCGGTGTCTTCAAATCCGGGTAAATCCAGTTCTGCCTGGATTTCCAGAATAGTGTGGCGGTTATCGAACTCATAATTGGCCGACCCGCCTGTTAACTGGTTGTATTTCCTCTCGATCTCGCTTGTGTCAGGACTGGGGTCAGGCAAATCAATGTCGCTGTAGAAGCCGGAGACCTGCAATTTACGGATTTCATTGCTGGTCCGCTTCATTATGTGAGTGGCTCTCTCACAGGTAACCAGATCAGAAGCCCCGTAGCTCACCACGAAGTCTTCCGCAGGAACGAACATTGAACAGGGTCGCTCCATATTGGGATCGTAATAGACTTTTCTGAACGCAGACCCCGCCAACGGCAACGAGAACAACATTTTCTCTGTTTCTGCGCGGTATTCGGTCATCTTTTCGGTGATGAGGTAGTTCAGGTAGTCGCGTACACGACCGGCCTGCTGCTCTTTTTCGCTGGTAATCGTTCCGACAATGGATGTTTTAACAGGTCCGGCGGCAGGGAATATCTCCTGAATGGCCTGTGCCTGGAAACGGATAACCGCCTCGGTCAATACCGGGTGAAATACCCCGCAAGCCCCGTCCCAGGGTTCTGTTCGGTCTTCGTTCTTGAGGCCGAGAAGATCAAGCCCGTTGATATAGGTATCTTCCCAGTCAGCGCGGGAGTCCCTGTCTGCTTCAAATGCGCCGATCAAGTCAGAAGCGATCTTGCGCAGATCGTTGTCTTCAATAACGTCAGCCAGGTTCTCGTTATGGTCTGTACTGCCCGGCATCATCCCGCTGGGGTCAAAATCTATGATTATCCCGCCATCAGGGGTTTCAACAGATACCGCCTCCGGGTTGACAATATCTATTTCGAGACCAGCCTCGACCTCTGGCTGCGCAAAGGGGTCTTGCCCCATTGGGCGCTCTATCGCCATCTAGCCATTCTTCCCGAAATACTGCGTTCTCGCAGCGCCACTGCCACGGGCTACAGTCCTGCCGCCCTTGGCCATTTTCTTGACCTTGCCGCCCTTTTTGTACTTAACCCTGGCTTTACCTGGTTGTTCTTCCTTGCTGTCGTAATAGCTAGGCATTCTCCTCTCCCGTTCTGTAAAACTTCTTCTCCCACTCCTTGTGCCTTTTTACAGGCTCTCTGAAGTAAGGAACCCATCGAGCGGCTTTTAGTATCAGCCAGTTTACCCAATTCCAAGGTACAGGCAATGGTCTCATATAGTCAATAAACAATACTACCCGATTGTTATTGCTCAAATTTACAGCAAAATGCTCATAGGTGTCATCAAAAACCACCGCCTCCCCGTTTTTCCAGCGATATTCTTTCTTGTTACAGACCAGGATTGACTCCCCGTCCGCAGGGATCATCATGCCTAAATGAATACGGATAATCCCGCACCACGGCCCCTCATGGGGCATCAGCATCTTGTTAGGTCCGATCACTGAAAAATACGCCGAGACAATATTCCTGTTGCTGTCGAGGATTTCCATTGTTTTGGGAACCTGCTCACAATTTCTTTTGAAGCGATAAGTCCCCGCTTTGAGGAAAAACATCTTCCATTTTTCATCATTGGAAATATAAACCTGGTCAGGGCTGATGTCCTGAAAGGGCGCAAAATCAGCCACACGTTCCATAAGGGGTTTAAGCTCGGCAAGAATTACCTCGTAATTATCTTCAAGTTCCTGCGTAACCGGGAAGTCTTTTTTATCAAAAAAATCATTATCGCCTACCAGAGACTTTCTCCTGAAAACAGGCCGGAAGAGCTTTTCCACCCAGTATTCGTTAATGATTACATCGGCCATCAGTAATAAGCCGCTCTTTTACGATACATGGGCTCATCTTCCTCGTCAGTATTCAGGCGCAGAAACCCTCCCTGCCTGAAACGTAACAAAGCCTGGGTGCTGCTATCCACCAGGTCATCATGCTCTCCCACCGGAAACGCAGCAAATTCCTCTATGACCATCTCAGCAAATCTTGTTTCAGGACACCACACCACGCCCGATGCAAAGAGATCCGCCACGGCGTTAACCCGCGCCACCTTGTCATTGCCCCTTGATGGCGTGTACTCAGAAACAGGAATACCCATAGCGCGTAATTCAAAGACCAATGGCGTACCTGCCGCTTTCGCCTCAACGATGCAGGCATCGGGTTCCCAGTTATTGTAGAACTCCATTGCCATTTTCTTCAGTTCAGGGAACTCAAGCCGTTCTTTATGGGCATCGAGCAGGATGATATTGGGTCGTGTCTGTCCATCGTCATCGGGCTGGTAGAAA